CTGGCCGTACGTCCTGCCTCGGTCCAGATCGGCGGGGTCATCGGGGGGCGGGGAAAGCCTCGCCATTGCGGATCAGCTCCGCGCCGGCCTCGGCGTCCACCGTCACCACGTCACCGGGGAACCGGGCTCCGTGGTTGGCATTGACCATGACGAGCCGCACCGTTTCCGGCGGCGGCTTCGGCTTGGCGGACTCCGCCGGTGCGGGCGGCTCTGCGGCACGAGGGGCCGGGGCCGGTTCCGCGGGAGGCGCGACGACGAGAACGGGCGCGGTCACGATCTCGGGAGTCTCGCCCGTCTCGCTGTCCGCTGCCGGGGCGTCAGGCGGCACCTGGACATGCTTGACCGTTCCCATATCCGTCGCAGCGGGCACGGCGGTGGCCAGTGGCTCGCTCGTCTCGTTGCTGGCCCCTGACGGTGCGTCCTCCGGCGGCGTGGACACGGGAGGCTCCTTCGCCGCTGCCCCGTTCGTCCCGGCTGGCTGGTTAACCGCCACGCTTTACCTCCTGCGACTCGCGCCACTTCCTGCCAACAGTCTCCCACCTGGCCAGGGCGCCACAGCGGTACATCTGCAGCCAGCGTGTGGGCCGATCCCCGGAAGTCCTATATCCGGCGGATCATCCACATAGAAATTCCCCCCGTCGGCGGCCAGGCAGGCGGCGGTCACGCGCTTATCGTGGCGGGCGGCCCAACCCAGCAGCGGCCCGTGAACCGCCGCCTCCATGTCGATCTGTCCCGCCGCCCGCGCCCGGTTCCACATCGCATCGAGATGCTGAGCGTAGTAACGGCGCTCCCTCGCCAGCCCGTCCTGTAGCGCCTGCATCCGCCCGGCGGCCTCCGAAGCGTCGATGTCAGCTTGGAGCCGTCCGCGTCTCGCCTCGGTGAACTGGCCGCGCCGCAGCACGTTCAGGTCCGCCGCCTGTCCCGACGCAGGCCCCGGAACCGGCTCAGGCGATGGCGTTGGCTCCGGTGCCGGCGGCTTAGCCCGCCACGCCGTCATGTCCGCCATCAGCCGCTTGCCCGCCGATACGACGAACTGGGCGCGCCTGGCCAGGTTCTGCCGTGCTGTCTGCGCTGACGCCGGGCCCACGACGCCGACCAGCGGAGGGGGATGTTCCATGGCGATGCCCAGCGACCCCGACAGCGCCGTCCACGCCGCCTGAGACAGCGCGAACCTGACCTTGAGCGCCGCGATCACTGCGGCTACCGGGCCCACGGTCAGGAGCGCGGCGGAGACAGCGGTGACAAACAGCGGACTGTCGAGGGCTGAGTCCGGCGGCGGCGGGGGCTGGACGGGAGGAGGGGGCTGCTGCTGCGGTGCCGGGGTGGTCACGGGGTCGCCGCCCTTGACGCGAAGTAAGCCCGCCCGGCCTCATCGAGAGGGAAGCCCCACCGCCCGTGCTCGTTCCGCACAAGCCCGCAGTCGGCCGGAGGGCGGCAGATGACGGCAGGCGTACGCGTGTAGTCCCGGTCCTGGTGCCTGTCAAACGGCGTGACCCCGGTAAAGCGCTCACCGCAGGCGTGGCACTCGGCGGCGCTCACGGCGAGCTCGCTGCCTCGATCACGCCGGCAGCCCACGCGCCGGATATCCGGCCGTTGCGGTGACACAGGGGACAGAAAAACGCGTCCAGGTCTATCGCCAGATCCGCCAGAGCCTCGCAGCGAGGATGGGCGACGCCGGCCCTCGGTGCGCCAGCCTGCGGGTACACGACCAGCGTGCACTCCCCGCCCTGCACGTCGTCGATGAACGACGCCCGCACGGCGGCCGGCGGCTGATGGGTGGCGTCGGTCACTGCGCCGCGGCGGCCAGCGGGCCGGCCATCGGAGGCTTGCCGGGCGGCGGTGACGGCGGACCTGACGGTCCCGGGAACGCGGGCGCGGACGGTGCCTTCCCTGGCTGCGGACCCCGCCCCTGAGCCGCAGCGGCCTGAGCGATCCCCGTACCCGCCTGGGCTATCCCCTGCAGCGCCCCGAGCCCAGCGGCGGCCTCCGGCGGCATCCCCGGCGGAGGATTAGCGGCCAGCTTTTCCGCGCGCTGGCTCGCGGTACTGGTTAGCGCATCGTGGATTGACCCCTCATCGAGGTCCAGTATGACGGCCATCCGCTCGGTGAGGGCGTCGACGAACTGGAGCGGGACATTCAGGCTCGGGGCTGCCGCCATCTGGCCGAACATCGAGAACAGGACCGCCGTCATCGCCTCCTGCAACGGGCCGAACTTCCACTGCGGGAAATGGGCATCGGCGCCGAAGTTGAGCGTGACCAGGGGGCGGATCAGGTCGTGGGAGATGCTGTCCGCGATCTCCGTCGCCACCGCCTCACGGCTGGCCAGGTAGTAGGACGACTGGTCCTCGGACATGCCGTAGGAGCCCGCCGACGCGCCGCCGCCAGCACGGGTGCCCTTCGCCGCCGCGCCGGACAGCTGGAGGAAACCGGCGAGAACGGAGGAAGCTGCCCAGTTTTCCAAGAAGGTCATGCATGCGGCGAATTGGGCACCCGCATCGGCGGCCGACGGCAGGGCCTCAAAAGTCTTCTGGCCCTCGACCGGATGGACCAATCCGACAATGCCACTGCCCCGCAATTGGGCGATGTCATCCGCCCTTGCCGTGGCCTCCGGCTGGTCATTCCCGTACACCACCAGCCTTTGCATCGCCATGCCCTCAAGAAAGGCCAGCCAAAGGTACATAAGCTTAGCTTGCGTTTCATAACACCAGTACGGGATTTGCATCTCGCTAAGGCCAGTCAATGGCTCGCGGTGCTGCCCGTGGGTGTAAATGTAGGAGCGCACTTTCGGGATATCGACGTAACCCGGGACCTTTTGCTTGTTATTTATCTGCAAATTCCCGCCGAAAAGCCAGACTTGCTGACGGAACCCGTTCGCCTCGCCGGTCCGGTCGTTGTACCTGGCCTGACAGGTGGCGGGCGGCCGGAACGCAACCTTGTCGTAAATTATCAGGCCGTCGCTCGGGCGCTGCCGGAACGTCTTTTCAAAGAAACTGCGCTTAAAAATTTGCGCACTCGTAATTTGCCCGACGAGCTGTGATATCGGCGTTTTCATGCCGCCCGACTCGTCAGGTGTCATGAGCACACTGGTGACAAACTCGGCCTCGCCCTTATCGCCGCCGGATGGCTCGATTGTGTAAGGAGCACCGCGAATAGGGAGGGTGAGAACCTGCTCAATTGCCCCGCACATGCCATTGCGGGACAACATTGTTTTCATGCCTAAATCACGGGCCGAAAACTCCCCGTAATCGACCCGCTTAAGAAGACATCCCCTTCGCCGTAAATAATAGGCGAACAAACGTTGCCCCATATCGAACGAGGTCCCAATCTCAGGACCCATCAAGGCTCGTTTGCCGCCGGAACCCCTGCTGCCTTTTGGGGGCAAATCAGGAAAGTTAATTACTTTAGCGTCACCGGATGCCATCTTTTAAACACCACCCCCCTTCCACCCCAGGGCACTGCTCAGGGCGCGCGTGCCACTGTGACCACTCTAGCGGCAGTTTGCCCCGCGAGCCGGTTCCGCACCGCGCTACGCCGCGGCAGGATCGCCGCCACGGGCGCCCTGGGAGCGCTTGGCGGCGGCTTGGGCGGCAGCTCTCGCCCTCGTGCAGATCTTGCACTGCCGCGCCGTCGCGCCGCCCTTCCGCTGGATGATGTACGTGTTTTCCGGCGTGTATTCGTGGCCGGCCGGGCAGTGCGTAGCGCGGGCGTGAATCGCGGCCATGTTGCCGCCGCGCAGTATGTTCACGTGTCCCGTCACGGCTTCAAGGTGAGCCGGCCTGACGCAATCCTTGAACCGGCAGCCGCGTGCCTTCACGTGATCGACCTGGTAGCCGTCCGGGATCGGGCCGACGAACATCGTGTGCGAGGCGCGGTGCGACCCCTGCGGCACGCCCTCAAGGGAGAAATGCCCGTAGCCCTTGGCGTCGAGCGAGGCGGTGCGCCGCCAGCATTCGCCGTCAACGGTGATCTTGATGACGAACCGCTCCAGCGTGCCCGGGCGGAGCGAGATCAGGGGCGGCGGCAGCAGCGCCAGGATGGCGGCGGCCTCCTCGCCCAGGACGTAAGGCCCGTGCGCCGGTCGCTTCGGCCCGTGCACCGGTCGCTTCGAGAAGTCCGGCACGCTGTAGACGCTCCGGAGGGTGGTCGCGTGCGCTATCAGCCTCTCGCCCGGGCGGAACCACTCGTTCTGCCCGCTGCGGTTGCCCTTGCGGTCAGGGTGAATGACCTGGTATTCGGCGAACTCCGCGTGCCGCGCCTGCTCCAGGTCGCGACCGCCCGGCTCGACGGCCAGTACCTCCTCGGTATGCAGCTCCTGCATCCGCTTGCGGAAATGCACGGTGGTGCCGACCTTGACCAGCCCGTCACGCACGGCGTAGTAGACCAGCGGCTCATGGGTGATCCTGGCCACCCGCCGCCGCCGGACGCTTTCGGGTGTGCGGGGCGGCGGACGTTCGGGCTTTCCCTGCCGCCTGCGCCGTTTGCGGGTGTGCTCCCGCATGCACTCCTTGCAACCCCGGCCGCCGCCGCGGAGATGGTAGGTGTTCTCTTCGTCGTAGGGGTGGCCTTGCGGGCAATGAGTCTTCTCGGCGTTGTGCCGGGTCGGCTCCCGGCCGTTGGCGAAGGCCCGCTTGTGGCTCTCGCTCATCTTCCGCTTGGACTCTTCGGTGTGGGGCTTGTAAACGCGGCCGGGGCCGGGCTCGGGAGGATTGAGCATCCGGAACACGCCACCGCCGTGCCAGGGGCCGCCCTTCGGGGTCGGGTAGCCCTCAGTGGTCAGGGTCTTCGCGATGACGTTGAATGACACGCCCGCGGCGCGGAGTTCCCGCGCGCGGTCGGTGGCGCTGGTCACGGCGTTTGGTCGCCGGACTCGTCCACGTCGGCGGTCAGGCTGACCATCAGCCTCTTGCCGTCGTCCGGGCCGCCCAGGACGCTGACGAACAGGGTCATGCAGTTGCGGAAGCTGCCTACGGCGTTGTCCCTGCTGAACCGGCCGGACGCCTCGATCGCGTCCTCGATTACCTGAATCAGGTCGGCCATCGGCCGGACGTGCGCGGTACTGTCTTTCATGGTTCTGCCCTTCATCGGAGGGCGGAGCAAGTCGTCCGGCACCGGGACCGCAATCCCATGTGCCGG